TCATGACGCCTCCTTGGCAGATGCCCAAACGTATTGCGGGGTTTCGACAACCACGGTCACCGACGCCAGCGCGGCGGCCATTGCGGGGTCTTGGGTGCGCACGTTGGCGTGATAGCCCGGTACAGGCTCGCGCACCGGTAGGCCCTCAACATCCACCACGCCGGTGGGGCGGGTAACCATGCCTGGCGGCAGCAGCTGCAGCGATGCGGTGGGGTGATAGAGGGCGCTGGTTTCAGGGTCTTTGATAAAGCCGGCGGCCAGCAGGGCTTTGGTCATGGCGGCCTTATCGGCCGCCTTTAAGTTGAGGTCGATAAAGTCGGTCATGCTACCGCCTTGATTTGATCGTCAGTAAGAGTGCGGCGCCAAATCTTCACATCACGAATATGACCAAACAGAGTGTCGGCCGATGAGAGTGTAGTGGTGGAGCCAAGGATAAGATCGCCAGACACATCTGCATCAGTCAGCGCAGATATGGCTGATGCTGGCCCGAATTTCTTCGCGCTAAACAACTTGGCTGTCGCCCCATTAAAGACCATGCCGCTGACTGCGCGACCTATCGGGTTTAATGAAAACGCGGTGACAGCTGATGTGGAGTTGAATCGCCCAGATATATTTGTGTCCGTGAAGAACGCATAGCACGCAGGGCCGCACGTAAACAGTCGAGCATATCGGCTGGTTGAGTTAACCCCTCTGAAGTTGACCTCCATCGCCACTGTGAATGGCGATGCCGCAATATTTCCGGCCGTTTGGATCCATGCCTTGTCAGGCGCTCGGGTGACTGCGGCCCCAGCCGTTGGGATATATGAGCTGGCAAACGGCAGAGCTTCCAGCTGGAATGAGCCAAACGTCTCATTGGCAACTGGTTCTCCTCGGTAGGTGCGGTAAATCGTGCTATCAGATGAGATTGTCGTTCCAACAACTCGAACAAGAGTGGGGCCAACCTTAACTACCGACCATGAGGAAAGCAGGTTCTGACCGTTTGTAACAACAAGCTCGCCGGTAGGCTTAACCCTGAAATGCGCGGTTCTACCAGTGAACGATCCATCACGAGTCTGAAAGCTGATAACCGTGTCTGTTGCCCCCATTTTCACAAAAAACGAGAATGTTAATATTGTGTTTGCTGGCGCAGTGCAATCCTTAGAAATGGCGCCCGTTCCAACATATTTAACAAGCGTCACACCGTTTTCCACAACCACTACTGAATCAGCTTCAGGGCCAATTTGGTTCAACCCTTCTGAACGCACAATGTAGTTTGTGCTCTGCCCCTCGACCAGCAGCCCCTCTTTCTCAAATCGCGGCTCATTCGCGGCAGCGGTTTTCAGCTGACCATCCTTGCCAATGTAGGTCGCTGTGGTGCTGCGGCTGAAATTCACCATCCTGGCCACCACATCCGACCCGACCAGCACATCCCGCCCATAGCCGGTGATGAGGCGCAGGCTGTCAGAGAGCGGCGCCCACACATCAGGCAGGGGGAGCGCGGCAGCAGCCACAATCCCCGCCGCCCGGTCGGCATTGTCGCCGGAACGATCTGCTTCTGTCTTGGAGCGGTCTGCCTCGACCTTGGCACGGGCGGCCTGGCCCTCACCCTCACTGGCGATCTTCGACCAGCTGGGCACCTTGATCACCAGCCCGCTATCCGGGTCTGTCAGGTTCACATCGCCGGTGGCCGTCAGCAGGGTGTTGATCTGGGAGGCGAACAGCGAGTTTTTCTGCACAAACTGCGACAGCTGGGTCGAGAACTGCGGGATGGTGAGCGCCATCAGCACCAGGGCATAACCCTGGCCAGCGCCGCTGGTACCGGTGTAGTTCGATACCAGCGTCATGTTCGTGTCGTCTGCGACCGTATCGACTTCGTATACCTTGCCATCCGGCCCGCACAACATACTGCCCTTACCCGGCAGCGGGTTGGCTAACTTCCATTTGGTGCCGTAGCCCACCACGGCCTTAGAGCCATTGGTGAGCGTGACGGTGCCCACCCGATACCACAATCCTGCCATTGAAGCGTTCTCCAAAAAGAAACCCGGCCGAAGCCGGGTTGTTGGTTACTTGATGGCAATCAGCCAGGTGGCCGTGCCTCCGAACGAGATATTGCTGATGCCGTTGCCGCCGATGCGCTCAACTTCAAATGTCACATTGCCCTCGGCGTATGCCGGGATTTCAATGGCTGGCTGAATGGAGACATCCAGATAGGGGTTGCCACCTGTTGGCACCCAGGTTGTTTTTTCTGCGTAATCAACGGTCACACCATTGAGCTTGCAGACAACCCGAATACCAATGGTTCCTTGCCCGGAAACAGAAGCTGACGCGTATATCGGTTTGATTGCGACCATCACCCTGGCGCGCCGATATGCCGCCACATAGACGTTCGCAGGTGCCCGGATCATCTTGACGATATCCCCAACCACCTGTGTCACATCCAGCTGACCAAGGATCTGGCAGTTCTCCCTGATAACCACGTTGTTGAACTCGCCAGAGTTGGCGCGAACATGGCCGGTAAAGCTGCCAGAGTCGGCATAGAGCTTATTGGTGCGGATGGTGCCATCGGCATAGATGATGGTGTGCCACCCCTCACCCCAGCCCGAATAAGGGCCACCACGACCAAAGCCGGCATTACCGCCCTTGAAATCGCTGTTGACGATGGTCGCCGCATCCAGGCTGGTGACCCGGATGTACTTGGCGATCACGTTGGCAATTTCGGCAGTGTCCATCATCGCGTGGTTGATGTAAGTGATGCCGTTCTTGACCACAAAGGGGTTGCGCTTGCTGGTCACACCGCCAGCCCGGGAGAGCACGGCAAACACGTCCGCATCGATGGCAAAGGAGGTCATGATCGATCCGTCCGATGCCATGGTGACAGACAACCCAAAGCCGCCGCCCTCGCCATTGATCTGGGCTTTCGTATACCACCCGGCCGAGAGCTTGCCAGCGGTGTCCGCCTGCGCCTTGGCTACCGTCTGGACAGCAGCCAAGAGCTCTTTGCCTTGCTCTGTCACGCTGGCCTGTACGGTATCGAGGCGCTGGCCAAGGGCCTTATCACCCTCTTTCTGCGCTGTAGAGACCGACTGAACAGCGGCTGAGAGCTCTTTGCCCTGCTCTGTCACGCTGGCCTGTACGGTGTCGATGCGTTGGCCAATGGCCTTTTCGGCATCGCTCTGAGCGGTGGCCACCGACTGAACAGCCGCCGAGAGCTCTTTGCCCTGCAGCGTCAGATCGGCCTGCAGCTTTTCCGTTTTCTCAGCCTGCGCCTGGTCGGCAGCGGCAAGGGTTCTGCCCTGCTCTTCCAAGGCGGCCTTGGTTGCACGGTCAGCCGCCTGGTATTCACTGCGCTGCTGCTCGAGCTGCTGGGTAGTTGATTGCTCAACGCCAGCGACGACCTCTTTCAGCGTGGTGAAGCGGGCAGCGGTGTCGGCCTTCTCGCCCTGGAACTCGGACCCGAGGGTTTCGAGCGTCCTGGCTGTCGCCTTAAGCTCATCTGCCTGGGTCTGCTGCTGCACCTTGATTTCAGCCCGGGCCTTGCGGGCCCGTTGATCGGCCTCATCGCCAGCGAGCGCCGCGCCGATGGCACCGATGGCCGCCAGATCGACCTCTGACATCATGTCGCTTTGGCTGGTTGCCAGGGCTTTCCCCTGCTCCGCCACGGTCTCGGAGAGATTGCCAAGCTGGGCTGCGGTGTGCTCGGTCTTGCTGTCGAGCACCTCGAGCGCCTGGGCGGTGGACTGCTGGCCATCGCTCACGGTTTTCGCCAGCGCCGTGATCTGGGATTTGGTTTCCCCGACCTCGGTTTGCTGCTGGTCGAGCCGCTCAGTCAGCGCCTGGTCACCTTCCACCTGGGCCTTTTGAGCTGCCTTGATATCGGCAGCCAGCTGGCTATCCCCCTTGTCCACCTTGGCCGAGAGCTGGGTGATCTGCTCAACCTGCGCCTTGTCTGCGGCGGCAAGAGTGCGGCCTTGCTCTTCCATGGCGGCTATGTTTGCCTGGTCGCCTTGCTTGTATTCACTGCGCTGCTGCTCGAGCTGCTGGGTGGTTGATTGCTCAACGCCGGCGACCACCTCCCGCAGCGAGGTGAAGCGGGCAGCAGTATCTGCCTGCTCACCCTCGAAGTCTGCAAAGAGGGTTTCGACCGTCTTGGCGAGCGCCTGGTGCGCTTCAACCTGCACCCGCTGATCCCGCTGGATCGCGGCAGAGGTCTGGCGCTGACGCTGCGCCTCGGCGTCACCGGCCAATGCGGCACCAATCGCTCCCATGGCGGCATCGTCTGCAGCGACCTTGTTGAGGTCGAGGCGGGCCGAGATCTCATCGAACCGCCCTGCAGTGACACCACCCTCGGATTCAACCACCTCCTCGAGCGCCCGGATCTTGCCCTCTGCCGAGTCAGTCCGAGTCTCGAGGCCAGATACCCGCCGCGCCACTTGCTCAGTGGCCGAGGCGGATACCTCAGCCACGTTGGTGATGGCGGCCGTCAGCTCTTTCCCCTGCTCGGTAACCTTGGCGGTCAGCCCATCCACTGCTTTCGCCGTGGCAGATGCCTGGTCTGCCGTGGCGGAGAGTCGCTGCTCTGCCACCCCGAGGCGCTCGCCCTGGGCGGTTACATCGCTTTGGGCGGCCTTCTGAGACAGCTCGCCGGTCGCGGCGTCGAGCTTCTGGCTCACTTCGGTCAGCCGTTCACCCTGGGCGGTGAACTCCGACTTGGTGACCAGTTGGGTCAACTGGCCCTTGATGCCATCGAGCAGCTGCTCCGCTTCGGTCAGGCGCTGACCCTGGGCATCTTGCACGGCCTGGCTGGCCTTGCTGGATAGCGTCCCCTCGAGGGCGTCCAGAGTCTGGTTGATGTGCGTCACCGAGGCGTGGACTTCATCGCGCAGCGCACGAACGGCATCCATCTCGATGTTACCGGTCTCGGGGTCAACGGTGAAAATCGCATCCCGAACGTCCGAGATCTCTTTTCTCACGCTGGACAACATGCCGTGCAGCTTGTCTTGCTGCAGGGCAGTGTTGATCCCCATGCTGCCTAGGGTGTCCTGCTCGGCCTTGAGCACGTTTTCGGCCTGCTCGGCCCGTTGAGCCACTGATGCCAGCTCACCATCTATTTCGGTGAGCATGTGCTCGATGGTCGGCACACGGTCGGCGACCGGCTTGATGTCGGCCACGATGGCGGAGACATCAAACAGGGCCTTGTCCAGGGCCGGGATCTTCTCGATGGGGCGGCGCAGCTCCTCCTTCAGCTGGTCGAGACCGAGCTCGCCATCGAGCACATCCAGGATCGACTCGGGGTCATAGAGGGTCTTGGCCGTGGCCGCCAGCAAGCCTGACTTGCCGTAAGCGTTCACGGCTCGCAGCCAGACATAGTATTGCGTGTCTGGTCTGAGGCCCTGCAGGGTCATGTATGACGCCGTGCCGGCAAAGGTAGCCTTGGCCATGGCCTCATTGATCGGGTGTTCGATGCGGCTCCACCACCATTCACACAGCGCACCATTGTCGGCGCCACCAGTGAACAACGGCCGGATGGCCAGCGACCAGTTGCCGGCCTCTACCTCTACCCCTGTCGGGGTAGCTGGCACTTCAATGGTGAAGTTGACCGCCGCCACCGCTGAATGGGCGCCAGTGATCGAGACGGCCCGCACCAGGGCGACATAGTTCCCCGCCGGTAGGCCCGCAAGGCGGCACAGCTCCCCCGTCACCTGAGCGGTGTGAACGGTCACCGCATTAGCCGGCGGGCTAAGGCGCTGGATGATCACCTGGTTGTATACCACCCGACCCGCATTGCGCCAGTGCAGAACACCTTGCACCACATCGCCGATCTGCTCGGTCTCGTACCGGAGATCATCCGGCATAGCGAGCCCACCGGTTGGCAGTGTCGTGATGTCGGGGCGTTCCATCGGCTTGCCCACGGCATCATCCCACACCGCCGCGGACTCTTCTCGCAGCGTCAGATTGACACCGCCCAGCAGGTTGAACCCCCAATCGACCACCCGGAACTCGACACCGGCGATGCCAAGGGCGGGGATGTAGAGGCGCAGGTACGAGCCGGGGCGATACCGCCAGCCAGACAGGTTCACCGGCACGGTCAAGGTGCGGCTGGTGCGGCGCTGGCGCAGCATGATGTTGGCCAGGCGTTGTGCCTGGTATGGGCTGGTGACGAAGCGCAGGTCGAGATCTTCGGCCAGCTCGATGCCGCCATCCTCCTCGACCCACTCTTTCACGACCACTGACGGAAAGTCCGTGACGGTGAAGCTATCTGGGTCAACAAAGGTGCCGGTCACCGTGTTGATGCGGTCGGCACTGGAAGGCTCCGGCAGCAGCTCGATGTCACCGATGATCTGGTAATCATGGAGCTCATCGGTTGCCGGGCCATAGTACGCGCCGGCCACGATGCCGTGACGGCCACCGACATAGGTCGGCTGACCAGCACAAGCCGCATGCATCGCCTCGAGCACCTTGGCTTTCGGTTCGGTCAGGTCAAACTCACCGTTGAGGGTATAACGAGGTTCAGTGCGCCCATCCGGGCGGGTCACGATTTCATCGCAGATATTGGCTGCGACCTTGAACTCCTCGAAGTTGATCTCGTCATCTGGCGTTTTCAGCCAGTGGCGATAGTAGTCAAGGATGATCAGGGCGGCGTTGTCAGTCCATTTCGTCTGACCGTCACGGGGGTCATATACCCGGCGGCCAAACTTCTCGATACGAAGATTAGGCAGGCCAGTGGGGAACTTCTCAAAGTTGGATTTGTAGGAGATCCGCAACCAGGCGATACCCCGGCCTATCATGTCAGGCTTCCAGCTCGGGCAGTTCGCCAGTAGGAAGGCGTCCGCTTCGGTCGGGTTGTTGTGGAATGTGTAGCTGACCAGGTCACCAAAGGTACTGATCTCATTCTCTCCAACCAGGATCTTGCCGAGGCGATCGACCTCGTGACCAGCAATCACTACGGCCAGGTGCAGCCATTCTCCTTCGGTCTGCTGGCCCTTCTCTTCTTCGGCAAAGCTCATCAGGACAGATGACTCCACCCGGCCATAGCAGGCCACCTTGGCGGCGGCTGCAGCCCGTAGCATCTGGCTGCGTTCACTGGCGCTGGTGTAGTCCCCGAGGCTCGGTGTCTTGGTCGTCAGCATCATGGTCGCACTGGCTGCCGCCATCCCGATGGTAATGGCAGTCGATAGCGCGATGGTGGTAGCGGCATAGGCACCGGCACCAGCGGCCACACCAGCGATGACGGGGATGGCTACAGCAGGCATTATTCAGCTCTCCACGCGAACAAAGGAACGGCATCGGAAACAGGTCGAGCCCCTTGTTCCGTCATCGCCCAAACTTGACCGGCCCACATCAGACCAGCCGTCTGCCCAAGCGGGCCATCAAACACCACCGGATCGCCGCGCTGGGCCAGCGCGGGGTCAATTCTCTGAAAGTGGGCATCGAGCACGGCGGCAATGCTGCCATGCTCCTTGGTCAGCACCCGCTTGGAGCCGATGGCCGTGGTGTAGCGGCCCCGGTAAACAGCGGCAGGGTCAACGCCACATGTCGCCACACAGCAGTCAGCAACGAACAGGCAGCAGTCGAGCTCACCCCAAACAAAAGGCCGCACTCTGGCGGCCTCAAGGGTGGTAATAAGTTGTCGTTGCCAATCTGGCCGGCGCATGGGTTATTCCTCGTAGCGGAATGAGGGGGCGTCCTTGGCAGATCCCCAGTGGATATCACGGTTGGCCATCTGATCCTGGTAACGGAAAAAACGGTCGCCTGGATAAAGGCGTTGGTGGCTCTCGTCAGTGCAGCGGTAGGGGAGCCCCTGTTTCCAGCTCTCGAAGATGTTCGAAACGCTGAGCTGGATCGTGTTGGTCTTGCCGGCTTTGACCGGAGTTTGGTCAATCAGCCCCTTGAACTGCAGAACTGCCCCGATGACGTTGCCGGCATCATCGAGCAGCACCAGGTACAGGCGCAGCGAGCGGCCCACGATGCGCTCACGCATCACCTCGGTCAGCAGGGAGTGATCAAGCCCGGTCAGGGCGATGGTCAACTTGGTGGGGGATGTGGACAGCTGCTCTTTCTGGGTCGAGACGGAACCCAGCGAGCCTACGCCATAAAACAGCTGGCCGTTGATGACCAGCTCGCCGAGGCCAGAGTGCATGCGGGACATCCCGCTCACCAGGTCAATTTCCAGCGCGTACAGCCCTGTCACATAGGGGCGAGACAGCGCCGCCAAGAAGGCGGGATCAATACCGGAGATCATGGATAGAGCGCCTCTCGAAACCGGATGGTGCCGAAGTCGGCGCCCTTGTTGGTGATCATCCCCTTTCCAGCTTGCTTGTCATCGATGCGAAACAGCCCCATAGGCCGCTCTACCAGCAGCGGGGTGCCGCTGGCATAGGTTGCTCGCAGTTCCGGCTCGATGTTGATGGTGGCGCGGCCAGACGCATCAGAGCGAACATCGCTGACCACCCGCTTGAGCTCATTGCCAATCTGCAGCCAGTCACCCTCATTCAGCACCAGCTTGGACGGGGTCCAGCCCCGGCTGGTCAGATAGCGGCGCATAGACAGTGACTCATTCACCACTGGTGTACCCAGCACGGCGCGGCGGGGGCGAGAGAAGTCATACAGCTTGATGCAGTGCTTGCGGCCGCCCACGCTCTCAAGGCGGGCACTGAAACGGCTGGCAAGGGCCAGGTCTTTTATCTGTCCGATCACCACCTCAAACACCCACTTGCTGCCGAGGGTGTCCACCACTTGTTCGTCACCGGTGAATGATGATTCAAACGAGAGGCTGTTGCCTTCTAGGCCAGGGCGGAATCCGCGCACCCGCACAGCGGCGGGCCAATCGTAAACATTCATTAAACCCCCAACATACGGCGGCCTTGGCCGTAAGTACCGAAGTCCTGGATCATCATCTGGTAGCCCTGCTGTGCGGCAGACGAGATCACCGCATTGCGGTCTGCGTCTGTCATGTCGGCGCTAAAGTGCAGGTGCTGTTCAAACACCGGACTACCGCCCAACGCGCCACCACCTGAACCCATCAGCTTGTCGTACATCTGATCGATGCGCTGGGCGCTCTGGTTGGTGTAAACCCGTTCACCGGTATTCAGCAGCCAAGTTCCCTCCCGGGGGATGGCATCGATACCGTCATGGGCCATGCCGGCGATGGCCGTACCGGCGACAATGCCGACCGAGATCATGGTCTGGGCCTTCATCAGCGCCCGGGCAGACTCAGCCCCGATCATGCCTCCGGTCATCGCCGCAAAGGCGGCTGCACCGGCTTCGGCTTGTTGACCGGCCACCATAATTGAGGGGATGGCCAGCAGCTTCTGAGTGGCCAGCAGGGCCTTCATCAGAAAGGTCTGCTCTTTGCCGCTGCTCTGCAGCATGTCGGTGATCAGCCCAGTTGTCTGGGTGGTAAACGACAGCATGTCGCGGGCGGCTTGCTGCTGGTCACGGGACTGCTGCTCTACCCGCCGGCGCTCCTGCTCGGCAAGCTGCTCCTGCCGGTGCTGCTCCACCTCGAGCTCGCGCTCGATCTGCTCCTCGCGCTTGCGCAGGTAGTCGTCTTGCTCTTGCTGGTAATGGCTTGCCTCGCGCTGGCGGTACTCGTCACGCAGCGCCTCGATGGAGTCAAACCCGGTTCGCACCAGGTCTTGCTCTGATAGCTGCATCTCGCTGATGCTGGCCAGCCGCTCCTCATGGGCCAGCCGCATCTTTTCCCGATCGTCCGCATACTGCATATCGAGCGAGGAGAGCGTGGTCGCCCCCTTGTCTGTCAGCTTCTTGTTGTCGGCTGACATATCCCGGGATGACACCGGCAAGGGCGGCTTGTATTCGGGGGCTTCCCCGATCCCGAAGCGAGCTCGGTTGTAAGTTGACTGGATGCGGTCAATCTCGGCCTCGAGCTCTTCCCGCTGACGCTGCAGCTCCGGCAGTGCGGCCTTGCCTTGGGTATCGCCCAGAATGGCATCGAGCAGTCCCACCCCGCCGAATGCCTTCTGGGTGCTGGTCTCCCGGATCTGGTCGTCCAGCTCCTTGAGCTCTTCCCGCAGGTCGCCGAGGCGGCTGGCCATGCCGTCAATGGTGCGCGGGTTGTCCGCCCACGAATCGAGCAGCGAGCCCCACCACTGCACGGCATAGCCGAGCTTTTGGCTTAGCCAGTCGATCTGTTCACTGGCGCCGAGCACCCCCTGGGCGAAGGAGCTGCGAAGGCGCAGGGAAACATCCTGCAGGGTCTGGTCCATCTCCTTGAGCTGGCGGATATCGGTTTCTGACAGCGCCACGTTGAGGCTGCGATAGTGACCGGTCAGCCGTTGCAGCTCTGCCCCGTTGTTGCGCAGCAGCGGCTGCAGGGTAGAGACATCGTTGGCGATGGATTCCAGGTAAAAGATTTGCTCAGAGGCTGAGACGTTGGTCGCGTCCATCGCATTCTGGACGGCGATCAGCGCCTCCGGGCCAGCCATCTGCTGCAGCTTGGCAACGGTCAGCCCCACTTTGGGGGCGATGTTATCCATCCAGTCCTTGAACTCGCCGCCACCCGTTGCCGAGAAGTCGCCGAGTTTGTCCTGAACGTCCTTGAGCATGTCAGAGAGCTGATCGCCGGTGACGTTGTACTGCTGGGTGGCGTAGGAGAGCTCCTGCATCCGCTCGACAGTCACGCCGGCCTTGAGGGCCATCTGCTCGAGCTCGCGTCCTTGCTGGGCCAACGCACTGACGGAGGCAGCCAGACCGACCGCCGTGCCGGCAATGCCCATGACAGCCCCCTGCACCACATTGAACCCGCCGATGATGGCCTGGGATTTCTGCGACAGCAGATCGGCCGATTCACCAAAGCTATGGCCGAACCGGCGGGTGGCATCCTCAGCCTGTACCGCATCGGCGACATAGCTTTTCAGGATATTGGCAGCGGAACGAACATCGCCCGGGAGCGATGACAGATCCGCGCTGAGCATGACGCGAAGGTCAGCTACATTCGTTGATGACATCGACACGCTCCACACCTGGTACGGAACCAGACAGCATCATCAGCTCGTCATCGCTACGCTCGACAGGCTCGGGATCCGCTGGCTGGTTATAGAGAAAATGGGTGAAAGGGATATATTCTGGAGGTCGGAAAGCGGTGTTGTAGATCGCAGCGCAGATCTGCCCCATCTCGAACTGGCGCAGGTGGTAATCGAACGGGAAGCGCCGGAAATGGCCGCTCCACTCGGCATACTCCCTGGCCGATATCTCGCTGAGGAAGCGGCGCCAGTCTGCCCGCCCAAACTGGCGGGCAAACGCCAAGGCGTAATCGCGCTCGATCTCTAACCTTTTTTTGGATCGAGCGGGGCGACCTCCTGCTCGCTACCCGCATCGGTCGGTGCCGGCGGTTCGAGACCAGACAGTGCTTTCACCGCCATGGCCAGCCGCAACTGGTGATCAAGATTGGGATAGCTCGCGGCCACCCATTCAATCACTTGGTCGAGGGTTTTGTCAGGGTGCAGGTAAGACAACCCGAACGCGGCCAGCAGCAGGTTTAGGCGGCTCACATGCTTCTGCACATCGATCATATAGCGGGCCATGTCGCTATCACTGGCCGGAGGCGCAGGCTGTTGTGGCCAGTCGCTGTACTTGGTCAGCAGCAGCTCCTGGTACTCGAACATCTGCAGGCCCGTCAGCGCCCGTACAACCACTGAGGCACTCAGGCCGCCCGGGGTCACCAGTGTTACCTCGCGGCTATCAATCAGCGGTTCCATCAGCCCCCCTGGTAGGTGTGTTCAGCCAGCGCCTGCTTGCCGGTCAGCGTGATGCCAAAGGTGCGGGTGATCTTCTCTTTCGCCGGGATGGCCTTGCCCACTTTCGAGACAAAACCAAAGTGGGCGTCATAGGCACCGTTCGGGAATTTGATAAAGAACCAGCGAGGCTCACCGCCCAGCAGGTTAACCATGGTGGTCTGATTGGCATCACCCGCTTTCCAGGCCAGTGTGATACCCAGCTCGCCCGGGTCAATCTGGCCGGCCGACTTCTCTTTCCACTGGGGATCCTCGGCGTCCAGGTAGTTCTCTTCTGACGCTTCGGCACTCATCTCCGGCGGGGTGATGTCGGTCACTTGCGCCAGGCGCAGGACATCGACAGAGGAGGAGGGGTCGGGCTTTACCTTGCCGGCGGTCTTGGCCATCAGGAACTGGGTGCCCGTGCCCTTGATTGGTGTAGTGGTATCAGACATCGCTGTCGCTCCAGGTTGCATTAAATGACAGGGTCAGGCTGGCAAGCCCGGTCCCCTCTTCGTCTTGGCCATAGGCCCAGCTGATTAGGCCCATGCCCTCTGTGAGCAATCCGCTCAGGTTTGACTCATTGAGGCCGGCCAGCGCCTCGGCCAGCAGATCCAGTTCGGCATCCGCCTGGTTGCTCTCCATCACGTAGAGGGAGACCATCAGCTGAGTGCTGTCACAGGCATCATCCAGGGCATACTCGGAGGGGGTGCCCTCGAGCATGTAACAGAAGGCGACCGGCAGATCGTCCTGAGCAATCGAGAATGGCCGGTTGGCAAACAAGGTCACCGGCGTGGCGCCGGCGACCTTGTTGAGCTCAAGCCCTACAAGATCAGCTAACGCCTGTCTGATGCGGGTTCTCTTGGTCATAGTGAGTCCAATAAAAAACCCGCCGAAGCGGGTTATTTGGTAGTTGAGGTTTGCCGCCTGGCATCCCATCGGTTGAACATGCCGTTGAGTACCAGCGTCATGCCGACCGTGATAACAAAGCCAAGCCAGCCACCCTGATAGGTGCCCACGGCGATCAGCGCCAGCATCAGCAGGGCCACGGCGATTTTTATGATGATCATGCTCTCTCCTTCTATCGAGATCAGGATCCTAGCCCTATTTAATCGCCAGCTTCAACTGACGCAGCAGGGCCTGCTGCATTTCGCGGGGCATGTCACGACTCATCGCCGCTTTGGCCTCGCGCTCGTAGTGCTCGGTGATCGGGGTGACCAGCGGGATCCGCATCACTTCCAGAGCGTGGCGGCCCTTCCCCACCCGGCGCAGGATTTGCCAGCTTCTGAGCGCGGTGCTGGCATAGCCACCGCCTCGCCGGTACTGGCCAAACCCTTTGGAGCCGTCCGCCACAAAACCACCAGGCACCCGATGACGCCCAACCTGCATGTCGCCGGCCTGATAGCGGCCACCTCGCCGGGTGAGCCGCTGCTGGGCCGGCCCAAGCCTGATCATGGGGATGGGGCGGCGGCGCACCCTGATCACTGCATTCGGCGCCTGCGGGGTCGCTTTGAAGATCTTCACCCGGGGGCGGATCAGCTTGGCGGGCACCCGTACTCGCGCATCCTTGGCCGTCAACCTGATGGCGCGACCGGACGCCCGAGAACTGACCCGGTTAACCGCCTGCGCACTGGCCTTAGGCACAAGCGCCGCCGGCAGCAGGTTCAGGTTGGCGACCGCCTTCTCCAGATCGAGCTTGATGGACATAGCTGCCTCACTTGATGGGAATGATCAGCTGACCAGCCCGCATGTATGGCACCTCTCTGACGACAGTCACCAGATTCAGACCTGGCACCTCTACCTTGTCACCGGTACGGAAACGCACTCCGGCCGGCGGGCTGCTCACAGCCAACTCGCGCAGCACGGTCGCCACCTGGGCAAACGCATCAGGCTGTTCGTCATAGATCACGGTCAGCGGGTGACCGGCGACAACAGCAGGGATGCCCATCGCCTGGTCAACGGCCACGTTGAGGCGACTGACAGCCCGCTGCCAGCGGGCGCCGGTCACCATTACTGGACGATCAGCGCGTCGGCGTAACCGCTGGCGCCGCTGCTGACCAGCTTGCCGAAGTCGTCCGCGTCCTTGGTGGTGTCAGCGACCAGCTTGGCGCCATCCCATTTGACAGCCGTGCCAACGGTGGTCAGCGCGGTGTCACAGGGGAGAGACCAGACACCGGACAGGGCGCCGGTAAAATCGGCACCGGCGGTGGCGGTCTCCAGTGGGACAACGGTCAGAGCGCCCATCTTGATAGGCTTGCCGGAAACCACACCACCGGCCGGGGCGACAAACGCCATCTGGGTGCCGGTACAAACGAAATTCTTTGCCATGTTGTTGTTCCTGTTGTTTGCCAAAAGATGGCCCGCCGTGTGGCGGGCCGTTCTGATTACTTGCCGGCGGACTTGACCAAGCCACGGTAATCGAGAGCTGACACGCCCGCATCGATACGTACCTTGGTGGTCACGCCGTCAACGGTGAAGCCCTGCTGCTGCTCAATCCACGGGGTGTCCATGCCGTCCAGGTAGGCAACCTCGATCGTGTCGCCGCCTTTGGCTGCCAGATACCATTCAGTGGCACTGGCATCTGAGAGGCGCGGCTCGCCAATCACCTCAGCGAACCCTTTGAGCGGGTTGCTGATGCCGGAGTTGGTATCGGCACCAGGGACGGAGGTACTGTTGATCAGCTGGAACGCGGTATCTTCCAGCTCAATCGGCACCAAGGCGTAACCCGGGCGGATGTTGAGGGCTCGGCCCGGCTTGTCGTTTACACCGACAGCCTTCTGGCCGCGCATCAAGGTTTTGGCGGCAGAGAGCGCCTTGATCGCCATGGCGGAGTCGGCACCGGTCAGCAGGTTTTTGTGATCGGCGTGGAACAACTGCTTGCCGTCCGGCATTTTGACGTTGCTGGTCAGTACCGCATAGACCAAATCCCCGATGGTGCCACGCGCCGCCGCCCCAAACAGGCCTGGCACTCGCGTCAGCATGTCGAGGTCATCGTTGATGATCGCCTGGCGGGTGATGGAAAACAGCTCGCCATAGGTCGCCAACTGGATAGTGGCACCGGTGTCGTTCAGGGTGACATGCTTGTACTCAGCACCTTCACGCACCCGGCGCAGACTGGGAATATCGCTGAGGCCGATCCGGTTGGCCACCTTGAAGTCCGTCAGCGTGCCCTTGCGAGTCCACTTGTCGAACGTCTCTTCGGCACTCTCCCAGCCCTGCAGAACAGACTTGTTGGCCACATCCAGCAGGATCTTGCCGAAGTCAGAACTGGTGTGGGTGAAGGCCATCCCAACGAAAGCCATCGGAGACAAGCCGCCGGTCGAAATGCCACGGCCGTCGAGAGATGCCCGCGCCAACTCGCGCAGGTTGTAACCGCCAAAGCGGTTATCCGACTCAGCCTGAGCATGGCCGCAACGGGCCATCAGGGAGGCGCGGACAGAATCGCCGATCAGGTTGCCGTTGCTGGCATGGATATGAGCAGTAGAACCCAGCGGGCCGGTCTCACTGGCGCCGGTGCCCAGCGCGGCCTTGAGTTTCTCTTTCGCAGCGGTGGCGGAAATATCCATATCCCCCAGGCACTCGGCCATCAGCTCAGGGAAGCGGCCGCCGGTCAGAGCAAACAGATCCTGAATGTCATTGCGGCGGGCCTGCTCCTTGAGCTTGAAGGCAGCGACAGGATCCTCACCAGCAGGCAAGGTCGGCTGAGTTTTAGCTGCAGGGGCGGGATTAGCCGGTACGGGTGCTGCGCCGCCGGCGTTCGCATTGGCACCGAACATCGCTCGGGCCGGAGTGGGGATATTGTTAAAGTCTTTCATCTTGTTCTCGTTAACGTAGGCGGCAGCCGAAATCGGCTCTTCCAGGACATCGACAAAACCCATCTCTTTGGCTTGGTTGCCATCGAGCCAGGTATCTGCCGACAGTAGCGCGGCCAGCTCCTCGCGGGGCTTGCCGGTTTTCTTCTCGTAGGCGTTGAGCAACAGCGCCTCGTTGCGGTCGAGCCAGTCGGCTGTATCTCGCAAATCGTCAGCGTTGCCGACCGTGCCAGACCAGGGCTTGTGGATCATCACCCAGGCGTTGCTCGGCATATGCACGGTGGCATTGGGCAGGCAGAGGATGACCGAGGCCATGCTGGCCGCCAGACCATCGTTCCAGATGTCGATCTTGCAGGTCAGGCGGGCCAAGGTGTTGTAGATGGCAAACCCGTCCATCACATCGCCGCCGGGGCTGTGAATGTGCAGATTGATTTGTTTGGCGCTGAATACCCCGGCCGCCTTGCAATCCGAGATGAATTGCTGGGCAGATATGCCCCAGTAGCCGATCACGTCATAGATATAGATCTCGACAGCTGGCTCTGAGCCGGCCAGGGCGCTGATGGTGTACCAGCTGCGGGGACTCTGGTTATCGGCGGCGGGTTGGTCGCTGGCGGCCTCCGCTCGCGCTGGCATCAGCGCGCTCTGGATCGCCGCCGTCAGGTGGTGCTTTTTCACTGGGTTGTGCTCCTGGGTCATTGGCTGGGTTGGAATCGGTGATGACGTTGTTTTGTTTCTCCCATTCCAGTTCGGAAAGACGCTGATCACGCACCTCGTCAGGGTTCCTGTTGCGAGCCCGGATCCACTCAGTCACCGTGCCAGCACTGCCACGAATCACAGCTTTCCAGCCGTTGGCCTCACGCTCCGGGTCAATCCAGGGCATGACAGGGGCCAGATAGATGGCATCGAACAGGGTTTTCATATCCAGCTCGGGAGGCAGCTTGAGCGGGTCTTTGCTGCGCAGGGTTTCGGCCAGCAGCCAGTCCCGAAAAACAGGGCGCGACCAGTTGGCCACAAACTCATCCTGCAGCACGGCAAAGCCTTCCCACCCCTCGACCAGCTCCTGCCGCTGGGCGGAATAGGTGCCGTCATAGTCACGGGCAACGCTCGAATACTGGCTGCGGGTGCCGGCACAGGATGAGCGCAGCTGACCAGCTCGCCAGATGTTCAGGGCGGTGTTTGGCCGGTTGGACTGGATAACCCCGACATCTTCACCGGGGCGCAGGTCGTCAAAGGTCATGCCTGGCGTGATGTCGATACTTCGCTTCTCTTGCGGCGGCGAACCATCTGGCGGCGGCTGATATCCCTGCAGATCCTCTTTCTTGATGAAGAAAGCGAGCGAGGCGCTGATCCGGGCGGCCACGCGTTCGGCCTCCTCCACCGATTTGAGGTCAGATAGGCGAGTAATGACACCGTGCAGAAGCGTAACCCCGCGCAGCTGATGGAGTCGCTTGCGCAGGGCCAAGTGATATATCTCGCTGGCTTCGATCTCCTTGGTGCGGTAGCGATAGCCCTGCATCTCGCCGGGGTGATCGAACATCACAAAGTAGGATTTCGGCCGGCGCCAGGCATCGACTTTGATCCCCTGCCTAATCCCATCCGCCACGTTGTTCATCTCGAATGGCACAAAGTCAGGCTCCAGTACCTCCACCGAAAAGGGTGTATCCGAGTGATGCTGATAGCCATTGATGGTGCCGAGCAGCCGGCGGCCAAACACCTCGCCATCGCGCAACCAGGTACGACAGACCAGGCGCTCCATGGCGGGACGGGTGTAGGTGCCGGTGGTTTCCGGTTTGAGCGACCAGGCCGCCCAGCGGCGGCGGATCTCCTTGGCGAAGTCATCCAACAGCAGACCATCGACAGAGCGGGGCTGCGGCTCGATCTGGATGCCTTTGCCGCCAACAATCCGCTCCTCCATTTTGTCGAGGAGGCCGATCACGATGTCATGGTTTTCGTCCAGGGCTCTGGCCTGCTCGCGCAAGCTGATCGCCGACTGCTGGGTGGCCACGTTGGCGCCGCGCCGTTCCCGCTTGGCCTGATGGGTTCGGGACGGCATTGCCGCCTCGTAGGCCATCATTCGCAAGCGATCGCGCATCCGGTTTGCCGCCCAGCCGGGCGAGATAAACCCGACCAACTTATCTATGGCTCTCATGTAAACCTCGCGGCGGCATAGGGCTGACGGACAGGGTTGGCCACGCTGGCGCGGCGCTGCTCCCACTCCCGCCGACCAGAGCGGATCTCGTTGAGGTTTTCAGAGGTCACCGTCCGGCCCTGGAACGTCACCTGCTTGCCGGCCAGCACATCGCGCTCGGCCTGCAGGTACAGCTCGATCATGGTGTCGATATCGCACAGCTTCACAGCCAGCCTCCTGGTTTGGTGCCAAGCCAGCTGTTACCTGTCGCCGCCTGCTTGGGAGGCGGACGGGATACTGGCTCGGAGTGGTTGATAGTGGTTGGCTGATGCCGGGCGACCAGGCGCCAGCCTTTGTGCTGGACACCAAGGCGCACGGCGGCCAGTGAGTACCCCGCGCAGTCGGTCGGCTCGTTGCGAGCGCCGGATGGGTTAACCCAGCGATAGACGCGGCGGCCCTTGATAAACTCCAACCGCTTGCGCTCACAGGTAAGCCCCTTGAAATAGGGTTCATCTGCCCACTCGGCAACAGGGTGATGCCGGTAACCAGGCAGCGGCCCAGATAGCGATGTAGGCACATCGGCCAGACGGGCGTAGATCACGTCCTTGGCTGTATCGGTGCCGACCTCAGACAGGTAAACACCATGCCTGTTCTTCTTGCGCGGGAAGGTGATGATGGGTTTCCCCATCACCGTTGCCCCCTTGATGGGAATGTATTTGCGCGGGTTGCGGCGGCAGAACTGATAGACCTCATCGGTGTAGTGACCACCCGAGTCAATCAGCACTAGGCCGATATCCATCACCTCACCGTTGGCCTTGATAAACTGACGCGAGAACTGCTCATGCAGGCGATCCCAGATCTCGGTGTGAGCCAGGTTGCCGTACAGGCGCTGATAATCGAGCACCCAGTGTTCCTCCCCCACGCCCCAACCGGTGATCTCGAACTCGAAACGGTCATCCTGGGTGTCTGCCCCGACAGTGATATAGAGCACTCCGTCAGGGACGGGATGCGTCCATACCTCGCGGCGGGCGGCGAGCGCCTCCCACTCCAGTTTTTCGCCGGTCTCCTCTTCCCAGGTTTCGCCCAGCGTGGTGTTGACGAAGGTCTTGAGCTTGCCCTGGTCATCCTTCGCTTTGAGGAAGTCAGAGACAATGCGCACCCATGTCGTCAGCGGGCTGTAGGCCGTCCAGATATGGAAGGTCACCGACTCAGGCGGCGGGATCGGCTGGTCAGCACTGTCGAACCAGTCGATGGAGTCCCGCGTCCAGATACCGGTGCGCTCGCAGATCCAGCGCTCCACTGTCTCGTAATCCATCTCATGCTGGCGAATGGCACAGCCATTTGCCTCACACAGATAGAACGCCGAGTTGTAGTTGTTACCGTCCCACTTGATGCCGAACTCGGCATCCGGGCCGCCCCACTTGAGGTACTGCTCGGCATGGCAATGTGGGCACTTGACGTGATAACGCATCAGGTGCGGCGATTCGCTGGCCGCCCGCTCTATCTGGCACTGCCCCGCGATCTTGGGGGTAGAACCACGGATTGATTTGGGGTGGGTCGAGCCCTCCATCCGCTTGTCACCGAGGAACGTGGGCGAACCCTCTTTCTCGATGTCGTCATCGAATGCGGCCAGCTCATCGTAGATCCCGAAGTCGGGAGAGGCTTCACGGTAGTTCTTGGCTGCCTTGCCGCCCCTCACCTCCAATCCGCGACCGTTGGCGAACCGCTTGAGCTCCAGGGTGTTATCCCGGTGCTTCTTGCCAAACCATGGCGCGAGCGCCTTGATTTTCGGCACGTCACGGATCATGGGTTCAACGTGCTTTTTGACGAACAACTCGGCATCCCCATCGGTGGGTTGCCAAATCAGTCCGTTTCGCTTCTTGTGCTCCAACAGGTAAGCGGCCACACCGAGCAACATCTTGGTGTAACCAACCCGCGCCGACTTGACGAAGTTGACCTCTCGAATGTCGTCATTGGCCATCGCGTTGATGATGGCCACCTGGAACGGGAGCGACTTCCAGCGGCCCTCCTGATAGGAGGACTCCACCGGCAGGTAGTAGTGGTCATCCATCCACTCAGCGGCAGTCTGCACCGGCGGCCTGAGCAGGGCTGACAGCCCAAGGTTGACGGCAGCCGCCAGGCTACTTACTTGTGCTGTCGATATATTCATCCAGTAACTCCGGCAGCAGATCACCCAAGGAGGCCGCCTCGTTGCTGGCTATGACCAGTTCGCGCTGGAGCCCCTCGATGTGCTTGGTCTGCAATTCGGGATAACGGCGGCGCATAGTGAGTGGAACGGTGTCGAGCAGACTGCTGACCTTTGCGGCGATGCGCGTCAAAGCGAACGTTGCAAACTCGGTCGGCACCTGATGGCGCTCAGCGATCCGGTTCTCGCGTTCGGCCTTGTCGGCCTGCTCCTTTGTTAGACGCCATCTCTGGTAGTCCAATTGGTCCTCACCCATGTCTTGAGGATCCGTTGGTTGGTGTTTTTGGATCGCGTTGTCGATCCGGTTATCCACAACCGAGCGCACATCAAAGTAAACATTGCGGCCAATCCTCTTGGCTGGCTTAACTCCCCATTTATCAAAGGCTTGAACTGATATACCGAGACTAGCGGCCATGTCAGACTTCTTGAGCCAGCCAGGCTCTGCGAGCCCCTTGTCTGATGGCTCTGACATTGAAACAACAACCTCACTTTTTGGGGTTTCGTATGTAGTGAAAATCCGCGCCTCGTCCGACCCGTCGAAGACGGGGGGCCGGGGGGAGTACCTTTGACCAGGGGGAGGGCTATAGGGTGCCGCCCGCGGCTGCTGATGGGCATTACTGCAGGGCGCAAGCATTGGGCGGCGGATAACTCACAAAGCCATGGACTCACCAGGTTGGTTCCCCTCCCTCGCTGTCCGTTGAGATTAAGAGCCCATGGCTTTGTGTTAGGTGAGGCACTGGCATTACGGTCGAGCCAAAAGGGTCAATCGTATCTGATGCTGCTTGGTCGCCGGTCAGTCAGCGCCTCGGGTACTCATTGCCTGATGCACTCGCGCACATCGGTAATCCAGTTGGCCAGCTCGGCCTGTGACTCAGGCGGGAGGTGTGCCCACCCGTCCTTGCTCACCTGCCACACCAGACGCGGTGGCGTGGTGTAGCAACTGGCTTTCTGCGCTGGCGCCGAGGTCGTACACCCCAGCAGCAGGACCGAACAGACCAGCAAAGGCAGCGGCGGGATCTGCCACCACCTGGTCGCGGCGGTTGTCTTGCTCGGCATAGTAGGCAGCCTCACGGGATCTTTGGAGTTGCTCGGCTACCAGCAGGGCGAGCTGGGTCAGTCCGCTTATCACCGCCTGTTCCATTCTTCGCACTCCCCCAGTTCGCGGCCAGCACGTCCAGCACAACTAGCATCGGACGAGGCAGCTTCTCCCACCACGTCTGCGGGATAGCGGCCCGCAACTGCGACCACGCCACCAGACAGACCCCTACCACCGCCACCCAGACCGCAGCCTGGGGGCCGAACACCTGCAACAGCAGGTCGGAGATATTCAGCTCTTCCACTACCACCTCACGCCATGTCGATGCCGCGCAGGATCAGCTCGACACTGTAGGGCTGCAGCCCGTTCTCGTGCCGAATAATGGCCTCGATAAGCAAGGTCATCACTCCCCTGTCGGCAATGTTAATGGGGATATCAGGCTCAACCCCCACCGCCTTGGCCACCGAGGCGACATAGGCAGAAGTCACGTTCTCACTGGGTGGCGCCCAGCGGTTGATGACCTCCCTGACCGTGTCGATACCGGGGCCGCCAACACCAGGCAGGCCGTCCCGCTTGGTGTAGTTCCGCAGCACCCGCGCCATTGCTCGGATGCCATATTCAGGAGAGATGAACCGGCAGAACCGGCCATCACTGGGTTTGGCCACATCCAGACCGTTCCACGGATTAGTTGTGTGATAGTCAATGTTGCCGGGGTTATGGTTACGAATTCCGCGCACTTCGAACGCCAGTCTACTCACTATTTTTCCTCCACATCGTGGCTCGACAGCCCCAACCGTCGACGTAGCGCCAATTCCAGTAGGAACAGGGCCCGCCCCCCCATGTGACCACCGATTCCTGCTGACGCTGCCGCGATATACCAGCTTGTGTTCAGCTCCAGCGCCACATAGGCCACAAGCAACCCAGCGAACCCACTCACGGTCATCTCACCTACCCACTCGGCAAAGCTGAACACCAGCGCCGAGTTCTGCTTCAACCGGGACAAGTAGCTCACCGTTCCACCCCAGATAGCCAGAATGAACATCCAGAGTGTGCCCCCACCGGGGGTGGCCAGACGCACCAGCCAATCGCCGGCCGCCTTCAATTGCTCCCCACCGGGACCCATGTCCATACGCCATCTCCAGAAACGAAAAAACCCGGCGCGGGGCCGGGTTCGGGAATCAAAAACAAAAGAGCCGCAACCATTCGGGTGCAGCTCTCCATCATCTGGAGGCAACTCACACAAAATTACAGGCAGTGTAAAGAATTTGGATTTAACCCAACAACCTATCTTTGGCTTTTCCACCGATCAGTTTTTAGGCATTCAGGAAGCTACTTGCAGATTGAATGCTGTCGTTCAGTCACAGGGATTAAGTTTAGCCTCAATCAACCGTTGATAGGTTTCACGCGGCATAGGCTCTTCTTCGTTTGCGTATTTTTTGAGTAAGTATGGTTGCGGAAGCCTCTCACACACTCCGAAGAGTATCGAATAGAAGTCCTGCACATCTTGGGTATCTACTTCCTTGCTACTGGAGTCTCTATTAATCAGACTCCGCAAATGTTTGATCTCCTTTTCAGACGCAAACTGCATTACTTTATCCATCATATTCACTTCCTTAATTTGTAGCAAAAAATTTTTAAGGCATTCTTTGTTCGGCCATTATCTGAAACAAACCCTATTAATTCCATAATATATTAGGGATGTTTTTATACAGCGAACTCGAACGGAGTAATCTCTTCGTACTACTCACATCATTATCAACATAACTAATAAAATTGCTTAGGGCGTAACTTGCAAACCCCTGTGTATTTTTTTTCAGTTCAACATCTGTCGGTTCAATAACCTGCAACCATGCCGTTTTACCTCGTTCAACCGCATTTACTGCATAAATATTACCCTTGGGAGATAGACAGACCAACGTTAATCCATCGATAATTTGCGGTGCGTTCCCTAGAGAAAGACAGTGATTGAGGAAATCTGCATATATGCCTTCTACCCCAGGCAACTTGACCGTCAACTTTTCTTGTATGGTATAGGATGAACGATAAAACTTACCCTTTTCAAAATCAAAACTATCGTCAACTGACACCATGAAAACGCTGAATTTATTGTTGGCAAACTCAATCGCTGTTGAAGGGAGTTCTTTGGCAGGCTGAGATTGACAGCCTGCCATAAAAAATACACTCGCAATCAATGTAAATAAGCTTTTCATACATCCTCTTTGTGCAAATTTGCTTATAAGTGGGTTACCTTAAGATAAAAATATGCATACAATATTCTATTTCATCGTTCAAGCAGCCACATGGTACAAAATGATAAAACTCCCAAAATAGCCGGTAAGAACAGGATGACTTTGGTAACTCTAAATGTTAATAACTTATAAATGACCTTAAGAAGCTGCCATACTAAAACCACAGCAACCACAATATAAGACAGTTTCAAAAACCATGATATTATTAGGTTGATATTTTTATATGGAGTAAGATTAAACCATTTCAGATAATCAAAAAAATCAACGCCCAACTTATATGGAAATGTAAATAAGGCAATAAATCCATGCACAACAAAATAGTAAAATGCTGCAATGTAATTGTAAGGGTTACTATAAGTATGCCAATGTTCCAAATAATCCCAAAGCGAAGAAACTCCAACATAGATCATTAAGCACACAGTACCCAAAAAGAAAAGAATAACCAATCCCTCTCCGGCACCATCGTTATGCTTTATTTCACCTTGATATTCACCACTTGGCCCATAAACTTTATACGACATCCATTTCATTCCTTTTATTTTTATTCGTTGCCAGAGCCACTACACAGAGTGAATCTATGGAACTGTTTCCACAGGCATAATCTGTGACATAGCGATAAATCCTATGACTGAGCATGTTAAGTCATTGCAAGGGTGTCATAAAGACCCCATGTTCAATTTTGTTCAACAGTTCACGGAAAGTATCCCTCACTCCGCCGTCACCCGTTTGTAGTACCCCTCCCCTTCGCTTTCCTGCGGCTAGCACGTCCAAATAGAGCGGACACCGGTTACGCTCAGCCCACCAGGAAGCGGTTCAATGATTCGCCATATCTAGGTACCAGGGCTGGACCGCGCAGGCCGGTGCCGCCACAGCGCGAGCAGGTCTTGACCGTCGCCTTGCCATGCTGGCGGCTGGCTTCCATATCGCAGATCACTCCCCTACCCCACTGAACTGCAGGTGGTAGGCGGCCCTCAAGGTATCGGCCGTGCTGCAGTAGGACTCCAATGCCTGCTTGGCCATCCGGCACGGGGCCGGATCATGACCTCGATCATTGTTGGCGTGGTATTGGCGTCCCTAGTAGTCGCTCAGTGGCCTGCTGTACCAAGTAGGTTCTCGCCAGTTCAGGATCCCGACAACCCAGCCAAGCGTCGTAGTCCTCGGGCATCACAATGACCAGGCTCCGCTTCTCGTCCCCGGGCTTGTGCATTCTCCGCAGCAGCGGGTGCGTGTCGGCATTGATGGTGAGCTGGGAGAAACTGAAGGTGTAGCCCTGCTCCTCCTGCCATGCCCGCCAGATGCCGGCCACCGCGAAGGGGATGCCGTCGGCCATGCTGATCCGCCATCGTTCGGCCTTGCCGCTCTCGTAACAGGGTTCGAAAAAACCGGTCATGGGCACCAGGCAGAAATGCCCCTGCTGCCAGGCGTGGCGGTACGTCGGCTTTTCACCTACCGTCTCGGCCCTGGCGTTCATCGTGGTGTAGTGCTTGCTGCCAGGCTGCACCTTTCTCTTCGGCACCATCCCATAACTGGCGATCAGCGCCAGCCGCCGTCCGTCTCGCTGGATCAGGATCGGGGCCTGATAGTCCTGCCACACCTCCTCCTTCCAGTCGTACCCGGGGTCATCAACCCCGAAGTATTCCATCAGCACCGCCTTGGTGGTCGGGATGTAGTTGATGCACATGCACAGCCCCTCCGTCGTATGAGAGCTCAAACTCACCAGGCCAGTCTCTGCCAAGCATAATTGGCCGCAAACCCCCTTGCCCTGCCAAGACCCGAACGCCAACCAGTGATCTTTCCGGATCCCTCAGCTAGAATAACTGTATTTTCATACAGTGATTTCTACCATGATCCCCCACGCGACCGATGCACCTATCATAGAGCTCCCTTTATTCCTCACCCCTGCCGCCTGCGGATTCCCCTCCCCGGCTCAGGACTATGTGGAACAGTCCATCGACCTCAACCAACACTGCGTCCCCCACCCGGCGGCCACCTTCTATGTACGGGCCAGCGGACACAGCATGATCGGAGAAGGCATCAATGACGGCGATATGCTGATCATCGACCGCGCCATCACGGCTCGCCACGGCGACATCGTGCTCGCCTGCCTGGATGGCGAGTTCACCGTCAAGATCTTGCAGTCCGACCCACCGGCGCTACTACCGGCCAACCCGAACTTCTCCCCCATCATTCTGCAAGAAGGGCAGGAACTGGATATCTTCGGCGTCGTCACCTTCGTTCTGCACAAAACCCGGCGAGGGTAGCCATGCCAACAGCCATTGCCCTGGTCGACGTGAACAACTTCTACGCCTCTTGCGAGCGTCTGTTCCGCCCCGACCTCAAGGGGGTGCCGATCGTGGTGCTCTCCAACAACGATGGCTGCGTTGTCGCCCGATCGGCAGAGGCCAAACGGTTGGGAGTCAAGATGGGGGTGCCCTACTTCCAGATCCGCGAGGTCTATGAAGAGCAGGGCGGTATCTGGTTCAGCTCCAACTACGCCCTCTACGGCGACATGTCGAACCGGGTGATGACGACCCTGGAGAGCATGGTCCCAACAGTCGAGGTCTACAGCATTGATGAAGCGTTTGTCGAACTCGGGGAATCTTGGGCTGGCGACCTGCTGGCCTATGGCCGACAGATCCGCGAACGGGTACAGCAGTGGACCGGGCTGACAGTGGGAGTCGGTATCGCCCCTACCAAGACACTAGCAAAATTGGCGAACTACGCCGCCAAGCGCTGGCCGGCAACTGGCGGCGTGGTAGATCTGAGGGATGAGGGGCGCCGCGCCAAGCTGATGGCCATCACCCCGGTTGAGGAAGTCTGGGGGATAGGGCTGAAGCTGACTGCTAAGCTCAACAAACAGGGCATCAACACCGTGGCCGACTTGGTGGCGGCCGACCCCAAGAGCCTGCGGCGCCAATATGGGGTCGTGGTGGAGAGAACGGTGCAAGAGCTGCGGGGGATCCCCTGTGCTGACCTCGAGCAACTTGCGCAGGCCAAACAGCAGATCATCTGCAGCCGAAGTTTCGGGGAGCGCATCACCCAGATCGGCCCCATGCACCAGGCGCTCGCCGGCTATATGGAACGGGCAGCAGAAAAGCTGCGAGCCGAGGGCATGTGCTGCCGCCATGTCACCCTGTTCATCCGTACCAGCCCATTCAGCGACAAGGCACCCTATTACGGCAACCAGGTGAGCACCAGGTTGGCCATGCCCACCCATGACACCCGGGTACTACTGGCCCAGATCCCTGCCCTGCTTCCCCGTATCTGGCGAGATGAGCAGCGGTACCAGAAAGGAGGCGTGATGCTGACCGACTTCACCCCGATGGGCATGCAGCAGGGCGATCTGTTCGCCGGCGACCAGCAAGTCCCACGCAGTGAGGCGCTGATGCAGGTCATCGACAAGATCAACAGAGGGCGGTTGGGGAAGGTCTACTTTGCGGCTCGCGGCCAAAACACCAAGGAGTGGATGATGAAGCGGGAGCAGCTCAGCCCCCGCTATACCACCTGCTTCAACGAGCTCCCCGCGGTGAAGGCATGAACTTCACCAGCTTTGTCAGCTGCTGCTGAATCGGCTTCCACTTTGGAGCTGACGGGACCTTCTCTAACCTGGGAGCCGGTTCCTGATGAATGCAGAGCACCTTGATGAAAATACGCTTTGGTGCCTTCCCCTCTTCCCTCAATCTGCGGCGAACCTTCACGGACTTGTCCACCCAATCAGAGGTACGCAGGTAGTTCATCAGCTGGATGGCCTGCGCGCTGGGGATGTCAAACGCCGCCGCGACATCGTAAAGGTCGAAGAAGTCGCCATAGAGCAGGCCCCATCCAGCAACAATCATGGCTGGCTCTCTCAATTTGCTATCCATGCAATTCCGTTTCATGTCACCGAGTCCAATCAAACTGATGTTCAACAAACATCGCGTCTCTGTTAGGGCTATTATCACGAGTACAGCTAGGCGAGTGAACAACACAGCGCGTATCTTGGCCTGTTTGCAAGCCAAGCTACCTAAAAACCTTCGGCAAACGTACCTCCTTCTGTCTACGAAATATTGTGCGTCCCAGTCACAAAAATCGTAAACAAACCTGCTAGCAGTTAGATTAAGTTTAAGAATAAAACAGCCGCCTCCGCATATTTCAGCAATATTATATCTCTCCGACCAATAGACCAAGTCAATACGATTCCCACACAGAAAATGGCTCAACTCTTTGGGGTTTTGGGAGAGATCTTTTGACTCTTTCTGATTTTTTACACAGTTAAATTAAGGGTTGGAAATCCATAAAAACATGATTGCTCATCACTGTTGAAATAGTGTTTCAGATATATTACATTGTAGTTTCTTTTTCACTACGGAGTAGTTTTACATGAAATGGATTTTCCTTGTCGCTGCACTGACGCTATCACTTTCCTCACACGCTTACGATATAAGAGAGACTTGTACGTCATGCTCTACAGAGAACGATTTTGCATCTTTTGCCAAGTCGAAAGTAAATGGTTTAAGCGGTCACCATACAGTTATGGTAGTGAACTTTGACTCAGGAGTAGCAAAGAAATATAGATACAGCAATATTGTTCAATATGACAAAATTGGCGATCCTGTTTACTATGAAAAATTCACCCAAACAAGCCTAAGCAATACTGAAATATCCAATGTAGCCCTTGCCACTAAAAATGGTAACGAGTTCAAACGTTTTTTGGTTTACTACCCAGAAGCAGTAGATATTCCGGAGAGCATATCTCCAAACGTGTACGGCTTGGTGGGAAGGGCGTATGCGGTCAACGCGGCTGGTGATTACTATCTCCAAAAGATTGGTGCACAACAGCTAGCATGGGACTACGTTGGCGCAATGGCAGCCGTGGTAGGCAAGGCTGTAGGTGTAAAAATAAGTGTCCCCGTGAGGTTTAGTGATGGAAGCATTGGAAAGCTTGACATTTCAGGAATAGACCAAAATGGAAAAATAGCATTTAGACTCAGTGCCGCCACCATAGATAAAGATGGGAATAATATTCCCACAACGAAAGATGAAGTTGAAGGTGAGTATATATTTAACGGCTCCGATGGCAACACAATGAGAGATTTTATGAATGCAATTGAGAGACTAGGGATAAATGTAACTGTATTACCAGCTTCTAACATTGGTGGAACACTGGGCTCCTCAGGTGCTTGCACACACAGAGGGAACGTAATGACTTGCGTTTATAAGTGATACTATGAACATAGACCTCAATGTATATCTAACTGTAGCTATAGCTTTTTCGTTATCAACGAGCATCATATTTCTTATAATTGATGGCTTAAGGAGACCATATAGAGCTCTAATAAATCTCATTTTGGGAGTAATATCCGCGCCATTGTCATGGCCTGTGACACTATACTTCCTGCTTTCGAAAAGAAAACCAAAATAAAAAACCACCACGTGTGACGACAATTTTATTGTCGTCACACAACAATAAAACGAACAGAGCTCGATTACGGTTTTTTTCCTGTGCTTTCCCAGAACCACAACAGGTCCCAAAAAAACTGCATAAGTCTGGTTCTGGTGACATCTTCAACCCTCTCCAAGATTGAATACATCCCACCCTCACAGCACTCGCTTGTAGAACGCCTCCACCTCACTCTCCTGCACATGGCACCATGCCAGCACCGCCTGATAGAGCGGATACCAGCCCCGCTCCCATTGCCCACGGATCAGTCCACCAGCCAACGGTTCAATTGCGCGTCTGATCTGTGTACCCGGGATTGGGCGCAAGCCGGTACCATTGCAGCGTGGGCACACCTTGTCGACGGCCTTGCCGTGAAGGCGGCTCAGTTCCAGGTCACGGATCACTCCCCTCCCCCTACAGAACTGCGGGTGACAAGCTGCCCCCGGCGTGTCCACCGTGCGGCAGTAATGTTCCAGGGCCAACTCGGCCACCCGGCGCAAGGCCATGCCATGGCAACGTTCCTTGTTGGCCCCCACATAGCGGGGGGCAATCTTGGTGCACTCGGCCTGCACCGCCAGCAGGGCCTTCTTGGCATCCCCCAGGTCTTTGCAGTAACGCGCCATCACCAACGCCATGCCAGCACCATTGTGCTTCTGAACCATTCCCAATGCCGTCATCACATCACTCTTTGTCAGATGAGAACGCCCCGTTGACTGGGCCTGATAGGCCTGCAGCATCACAGAACGCGGATCCCCTACGGTAATTGCATATTCAAAGCGCACTCATCACCTCCACTGTTACCGACACCATTCCCCCTTTCACTACCGGCCCGCGCTCCACCAGCAACCGGTCGATCTGGCTATCGTCCAGCCACACCCCGGCGTGGGTCAGGGCGTCTTGCACCGCCTTCACCGTGTTATCCAGATCCCGGGCTCGCCGGTCAGGGGCCTGCACCACCAGCCGCAGGGCCAGCCGATCGGGAATCTGCTTGCCGGCTAACTTGGCAGCCAGGCAGGCATCGGCCGCAGCTTTGCGATAAACCCTCCCCTCTTGGCTCAGCAACGTTCTGGGCTTGCCGCTCACGGCCACATTGCGCCAGATCCGGTTGGTTGAAGGGGGCCATGGCAGGGTCATTGTCCATGAATCAGCTTTTGGCATTGAACACTCCCAGGGAGCATGCCAGCTCCAATGTGTTGATAACGTGCTCCAACTGCGAACCGTGCTGGGCTTCCCAGGCCTTCCACCCGATCCGGTGCAACTCCATGTGTGGCTGGTGGGAGAGCGGGAACACCATCAGATCATGCGCCTTGCTGCCCATCACGCTCATCCCATGACCCACGACATGGTGCGCCTCGATGCCCTCCCGCTGGCCCGTCACCACACAGGGCAACTGCCTCACAAAGGCCAGGTAGGCTACACACTCCCAGCGCTGGCGCTTGGGCCTGCCCAGGTGGAAGGCAGCGGGTTCAGGGTCGATCTGACGAATTGCCGGTTTGGCATTAATGCGAGCCCGCAGATCGGCCAGTGGATCGCGCTCTGCCACCTCAAGGCGATGTTCACGATAGCGGGCATCGGTCTCCCGGTTACCGCGGGGCGACCACTTCCGATCCGGTTCGATGGGGGCCAGGCGACAGGCAGAGCGCAGCAGCGGATCCGGTAATGAAGGCAGCACCTTGTAGACGGTCGCCCACCAGCACAGATCCCGGGCAGTCAAGTCAGCAGCGGCCACCCCACACCAGCCAGCAACCCGCTGCAGCACAAGCTGCGCCAGCCACCCGGCCACATCAGCGAGGCGGATCGGTAACTGCCCATTGCGGTGCTCGTTGTCGTGATGCCAACACAAAGGCAGATACACCCCCTCCACTTCTACGGTGACGGTTTCCCCGATGCAGCCATCGGCTATCACGCAAGCCGTGGCATTGGCGGTCAGCAGCTCCCCACCGGCGGCATTGACCACCACGGCGCAGGCCAGGGCCGACACCAGCTCAGGGAACTGGGCCAGCAGGTCAGATCCCTGATCGTGCACCAGGCGCACCGGCTTGCCGGCCAATTGGCGCCTCACCGCTGGCAGGCTGTCGCCCAGCGGCACCAGGGCCAGCCCCAGCGCTTCGACAAACACGGCGTTACCTGCGCTCACGCTTGCCCCCTGATCGCGTTCAACTGTTGGCGAAACCACTCACGGTGCTCTTCATCCACCTCATCGATGGCGGCCACCACGACCTCACGCCCGATCTCGTTGCGGCGCCGGCGCCACACCAGCAGGTGTGCCTGCTTGATCAACTCGATGCGCTGCCGTTCAGCTGATGGCAACAGGGCCAGGTTGTGACTCATGCCGCCACCCCGCGCAGGATACCGTCACGGATCAGTCGCTCCACCAGCCACTGCTGGCCCTTGCCGGTGATCAGGGGGGTGAAGCTGATACGCCGCTCGCCGTTACTGTCAAACGAGCTCTCCCGGGTCGCGAACAGCCCGCGGTCCACATACTCCTGCATCGGCAGGTTCCAGCGCTCCCCGCGGCAACTCATCAAGATCTTGCGTTCTCTCAGCAGGGAAAACAGGGTATTGGGGCCAAGGCCCACCGTCTTGGCGAACGCCGACAAGGTGATCCCCTTCTCCACACTGGCGATCTGCTTGGCGAACTCCACTGCCGGGGCATCCATCGCTACCTTCTGTTCCAGCGCCATCTTCTGCTCGGCCAGCTCGGCAGCAAGGCGCAGTGCCTCCGGCAACGACTGGGGGATCACCAGAACGTTCTGGTTGCCCTGCTGCTCCAGCTCCTGCCAGCGGCGAATAATCCGGATCCGCAACTGGGCGCTGTAACCGGCCACCAGACAAAGGCTCTCATCCTTGTCCAGCAACAGGCACGGTTGGGCACGGCCCAGGCTGTCTTGGTACTCGGCTGGCTTTTCAGCCGATTGAATCTCCACCAGCATCCGGCGAATATCGGCCAGCACGTTCTTGTGCTCCTTGCCGGTCAGCTCGGCGATTTCCACGCTGGTCATCGTCAAAGGGGTCACGCCCCTCATCATCAACTCCATCTCTCTACCCCCATCGAAACATTGGCGGCCAGGTACAACGCCAGACCGACGAGCAACAACAGCATCAACGCCGGCATCACGAGATCGCGCATGGGATCATCTCCAGCGTGGCGGGCCGCTGTTGCTGGCCGCGCAGGGCGTTCACCGCCTTCATCACCTCAACCAGTTCGGCACCCTGTACCAGGTAGTGCCCGGCCCGGTGGGTCTTCGAAGTGAACCCCAGTTGCCGCGGGCAATCCGACACCTCAAGGCGCACCTGCACCGGCAACCAGTCCTTCACCTCCGGGTACACCGCCACCCGCACATACCGGGCGCGGCGAATGTCCCGCTCACAGGTATCACTGAACGTCACCGCCATCACGCCATCCTCCCGGTTATCGTCACACCCTCACGGCGCAGTTGGGCCAGCAGTGGCTGCAGCTCGGCCTTCACCGCCTCATCGGTCACCTCGCGATCACGCACATAGACACGGGCCTCCGCCTGTATCTCGCAGGCTCGCAAAGAGACCTCGCGGCCCACAGGGGCAGACTTCGGTACCGGATTGCGCTGCAGGATGGTGGCCTTGACCTCGGCCGGGCGCGGGGCGAACTGGCGGCCGGCGTCATCAGCCAGCTCCAACACCGCCTCGCGGATCTGCTGGGCGGTGAACCCGCGCAGTTGAACACCCCAGGCCATGGCCACGCCGCGGGCATTGGCATCCAACTGACTGGCACTGGCGGGCCAGCATCCGGCCATCAACGGCAACAGCTCGTCGGCCAGAAACATCGACATGCCGGTGCTCACCTGCAGACTGGCCTGATTCACGGGCAGACTGGTCACGTTAGAGGGGAGTGTTGTCGTCATAATCGACCCCCGCGGCTCGCAGGGCCTGGGCCTGCTGTTGGGCTTGCACCAGGTTGGACAGGGGGCGCTGGTGGCCGGCAGGCGGGTTACCGCGCTTGGCCTGCAACCGATCCCACTGCTGGCGCAGCTTCTGCGGGGCCAGGATGTTGGTGCACCAGAACGCATCCCGGCTCACCCAGTCATACAGCTCGCAAATATCGCGATGGCTGCGCTGGTCCAGCTCACGCATCAGCCGGATCACGTTGGACCACTGCACCCAGTTCGGCTCAAGAGCGGTCGGGGTGATCAGCTGCACTCGACGAAACATCCACTTCGCGGTCATCAGGTCATCGCTGGTCCCCCACGCCTTGCCATTCGGAGTCTGGATGGCCGCCTCGGGAATGATCCGGGTCTTGGACTTGGGTTCGGGATCGGCAACCTCCAGAGCGGCGAGATCTTTCCCAACCTGGTCGAAAGTCGCGTCAGCGAGTTGCGACGAAGAGTCTTTAAGATCTTTATTTGTTTTGTTGTTTATCTTGTTTAGATCTTCGGCGTGATACTCCGCGCCTAACTCCGCGCCATCAGATTGCGATACCCCCTCACTCCCCTGCCCTGATGCGGGTTGCAACTCCGCGCCCAACTCCGCGCCAATGTGTTCTGAAACTCCGCGCTGGTAAGGGTCGTAGTTGAGCAAGGTGACCAGGGTGTAACCCCGGGTACCCTGCTTGCTGGTGCGGCTGATCATCCCCTCCTGCTCGAAGGCCTCCAGGGATCGGCGAGCACTGTCTTCAGAGATGCCGCAGGCCTCCCCCAGGGATCGGGCCGAACCCACAATCTGCCCACGCTGCAGCAGCAGACGATTGCCGTTGAAGGTCACCTCACAGCGCTCATGCGCGGCCTCCAGCAGCAGGTGCAGCCACAGCGCCTTGCGCACCGGGTCACGGTAGAACGGCGCCTCCTTCAGGCTCTTGTAAAGCAGCACAAACCCGCTGCGGCGGTTGTCGGCCACGTTGCATCCTCGTGAAACTGGGGCGGCCACCGGGGCCGCCAGTCTGACTACCTCACCCATGGCTCACCTTCTTCAATCGCGTCTGCTTGGCCACCTTCTTGGCGTCCCTCTCCTGCTGGCGCAGCTTGCGCTGCAGCAACTTGGCTATCTTCTTTCCCTCCGCCAGGCACTTGGCAAAAGCCTGCCCCTTGGCAAAGCACGGCGTGGTGCGAAAATGCCGCAGGGCCGCCTGGGTTGCGGTGTGCACCACATCCGGGGTGTATCCCCCCGCCGTCAGGATCTGCGCCACGTTGCGCTCGATAAACAGCTCAGGATGCATGGGCCACCTCCTGCAGGTGCTGCTGCAAACAGGCCAGATGGCGTTGCACCTGCTCGGCCGTGGCCGGAATGCGCAACCCGCTGTAAACCAGAAAAGCCCCCCGGGTGCCCACCACCAGCTTCGGCAACATGGGCGGGATGCACGATCGGCGACTACCTTGCGCCCTCGGCGATTGTTGGGTACGCTTGTCCACGTTGTTTTCTCTGCGAAAACCAACCTCGGGTCGGGCTGTTACAGCAGCGCCGGCCCACTCTTTTTGTGCTTCCTTCATCACTTCTCTCCTTGTGCATGTGGCCCCGGGAACGGGCGCACCTGACTGGCTACCGACTCTTCCAGGCTCAACAGCTCCTTGATGGCCCGGTGCACCGCTGCCGTGATGGACTGCCGCTCAATCGGGTCGATCACCCCGTCTTGCCGCGCCTCCCGCAGCTCGCCAAATACCGCCGCCACCACCTCGCCCACCAGCATCACCTGGTCGGCCAGCTCCTCTTCGGTCACCGTGCTATCCGGAAGGGCCACCAGCGTATGGCCGCGGGCCAGCGCCCAAGCCTGCAGAATGGCGTTGTCACCGGTCAGTTCGGTCACCGCCATCGCCTCGGACAGGGTCAGGTGGTGGTCTTCGCAAGCAGGGTTGAACTTGTTGTTCAGGGTGGTCGGACGCTTGGAGCCCATCAGGCGGGCCAGGTCGGTGATGTTGTACCGGCGGCTCAGCTGATAAGCGGCGTCAATAGGGTCAGAAAGGTGGGAGTGTTCCCGCTTCACTCTCGTGGTTGTTCTGGTGGGTTTTGTCATGATGGTTCTCATCGAGCACTCAAGGCCGTCGTTACTGCCGATGCTCTGGGTAAATGATTTCCATAACGCTGATTTTTTTAGAAAAAAAGTCAGCTATCCGCTGGGCTCGCTCAAATGATGCCCGTTGAAGACCGCGTTCAATGCGGCTCAAGTTGCCAACATCGATCCCAACGGCCTGACTCAGCTCATTGATCGTTACCTTCTGCTGCTCCCGCAGCTTTCGAAGAGGAGTAAGCATGAACGCCTCCGCATATGCGCATGACGCATATAAAAACACAGAAACATATGCGTGTCACGCTTTGCGTGGTTCGCATATAAATTGCCATCATGGGCAAATGAAAGTCGGAGCAAAAATCAGGGCGCTCAGAAAGGAGCGCAAAATGACCATCAGCGAGCTGGCAACCCAAGTTGATAGCGACGTTGGCAACATTTCTCGATTGGAACGGGATATACAGGGCTTTAGCCCCCAGTTACTCTCGAAGATCGCAGAAGCATTGAGTGTGCCCGTTGCTGAACTGTTTTCTGACCATCAGCAGCCAGCTCTGCACCAGAACATGGAGTTAGCAACGCCGGATTTTCACCGGATCCCAGTGATTACCTATGTGCAAGCCGGGGTTTGGACCGAAACTAGCGAGATCCGCGAATGTGACGGCAACATGGCCTATATCACCACCGATCTCGACTTGGGGCAGCGTGCCTTTGCCATCGTGATCCGGGGCAACTCCATGGAACCGGAATTCACAGAAGGGGACTTGGTATTGATCGACCCGGACGAACCGCTCCACCCTGGGGATTTCGTGGTCGCCAAGAACGGCGAAGAAGAAGCCACCTTCAAGAAATACCGCCCTCGGGGTTACGGCGAAGATGGCCAAGAGATTTTCGAGCTGGCGCCGCTAAACGACGACTACCCCACAATGCGTTCAGACCGCCAGCATATTCAAATCATAGGCACGATGGTGGAGCACCGTCGCCGTAGACGACGCCGCTAGTGGGAGCTTCTGAGTGCCTCAAAGACTTGGATATGCTTATATCGTTGCCAAAGATAAACATTGTCAAGCCCCCTGAAATCAGGGACAAAAATATAAATAAAATTCATCGACACCTTTATATGATAAGGACTTAATATGTATCATTGTCCAATGTGTAATAAGGATGTAGCTAAAGTTTGTGATAGCCATTTTATTCCTCATCATGTATATCGCAGATTTAGAGCTATGCTAAAACCAGGAAAGACGTTGAACTATGGGGATAGCAATAATGATACATATATTTTACCAAGAGAATTGAAAAAGCACTTGTTTTGTAGAGACTGCGAACACAAGTTAAAGATAAACGGTGAAGACTATTTCGCTGAAAAGTGTATGCCGTCTATAGATGAGGAGTTCGATATGCCTGAGGCTTTAAAAATTGCTCAGGCCAAAATGATTCCATTATACCACTCATTAGCTAAAACATGTAACCATGTGTCAATTGGTCCAGGATTTACTAATGGAATAAATATGGAAGATCTTTATTATTTTGCAATTAGCATATTTTGGCGTGGAACTTTTGAATGGGATGGAAAATATAACTCCGTTAAAATAGACATGCAGACGAAAGAAGAAATGCGTTTATTTTTACTTGATAGAAATGCTAACCCATTAAGTTATGAAGTTGAAGTTGCCCCTGTATTTTTTACAGAAAGATATCAATTGACATTCCCAACAAAAATAAAGAAAAATAATAGTTTGTTTTTCTCCATTCTTTTTTTAGATTTTCACATTAACTTAGATAAACCTGCCTCAAAACACTCTAAAAATTCACCAATTAAACTTCTTGCAAGTCCTTCTCTCGACAACGCGGTACATAGGCTTTTTTCCAAAAAACATCGGGAACTAGTAGAAAGAGGTAAAGTAGATAAGAATGTCAGTTGGACTCAAGGACAATAGCTAGACTCCCAAGTCATGTCAAAAGGAAAAGACGACAACATAAATATGGTCAATAGTGGCAGTGCCTGAACTTACGATATAGTCCCAAATTGATTTATGCGTTTGACGCATTTGCGTGTTGCACATAACATATCCCGAGCACATCTAGAATCGGGAATGACTATGTCGAAGCACCAACAACCGCCCATGCGCATCTACATCGCCGGCCCAATGTCCGGCCTGCCTGACTGCAATCGCCCCGCCTTCCATGCCGAGGCCAACCACCAGCGTGAGCGCGGCCATATCCCGCTCAACCCTGCCATCTTCCCCGAGGGCCTGACTCAAGCCGAGTACATAGCCTGCAGCCTGCCCATGGTCATGCTCGCCGACGAGCTGGACATGCTCCCGGGCTGGCGCGATAGCCAGGGAACCACCACCGAGTTCCACCTCGCCATGAAGTGCGGCAAAGTCATTCGCCAGGCCGAAGACGGCTTTGCCTGGTACCCCACCAGCCCCGAGGTGGCGGCATGAACCACTACGCCCAGGCGCTGGCCGAACTGCAGGCCCAGCCTGACCACGAGCTCAAGCAGATTGGCGACCAATGGCAGACCCCCAAGGCGCTGGCCTGGGGCCTGTTCCACCAGTTCGCCCCTACTCTGGGGCCAGTAGTGCTCGACATGTTTGCCGACGACTGCAACCACCTGGTGCCGCACTACTACGATGCCGAAGACAACGCCCTCACCCAGGAGCTGGCCGCCGACCTGCGCCGCCTGGGGGGCGCAGCCTACGCCAACCCGCCCTACTCGCGCCCCTGCACGGATAGCGAGGGGAACCCCATCACCGGGATGGAGTCCATCCTCAACTACTGCCGCGAGCAACGGGCGCTGGGCGCCAAGATCATGTTGCTCATCAAGGCTGCCACCAGCGAAACCTGGTGGCCAGAAGATGCCGACTTCATCCAGTTCATCAGCGGCCGTATCGGCTTTGAGGTACCGAGCTGGTACGTGCCTCGCAATCCCAAAAAGGACAAGCCCAGCTCTAGCGGCTTCGCCTCAGCCGTGGTGATCTTCGACGCTAGCTGGCAGGGCGAGCGCCGCCCCGAGGCACGCCTGCGCCGTGACGACCTCATCACCACCGGCACCATCATCCTCGACATGATCCACCGCCAAGCGGTGGAGCTCACCCTGGCCGCCGATCACGTTATCCGTAACGCCGGCCCCAAGCTGGCCCCCGTAGTCACCCAGGAGCAACCCGCCAAAGCAGAACTGGCCGCGGGGGAACCACCAGCAGCCGACGATAACAAGGCCAGCGCCTCGGCGGCGGCTGAGCTGGGCTATGCCGATGCCAGCAGCATCATGGCCAAGCAAATTGAGTGCGTTGATCTCGGCGAAGAGCAACAGGATACGGTCAGGGGTTATGTGCAAGGCTGGCTGGACGAGCCTTATCCACTCTCCGAGATCTTCTATCGGCTCGATCTGGCCGTCGCCAACCTGCTGGCCGGCAAGCCTATCCATCAGGGCTTTATCGCAGAAGAGAGTCGTTCCCCCGCCCTACCCCACTGGCAACGCCACCCCGCAGTGAAGGGGGTTATCTACCAGATCGATGATGCGGACATCCTGACCCCGGCCAGGACCGCCGAGCTGGCCGCCTGGATCATCGACAACCTGACGGCCCTAGGCGATCTGCTGGAACTGGCCACCGCCAAGGCCGCCGAGCTGCTGGCGCAGAGTGCCGAAGCCACCAGCCCAGAGCCAAACCATGCTAAGCGGCAGCTCGAGCTGCTGGATGCCCACCACCCAACCGAGGAAGCCAGCACCAAGCCGCTCGAGGAATGGGCCTTCGACTACCAGAACAACGAGCTCAATTTGGGCGGCACCGAGTGGTCGTGCTTTGTCGCCGTGTTGACCGTGCTCTACGGCGCCAAGGAGCACTACACCGCCCGGGAGGTAGCGATCGCCATCTCAGTCAGCGATGAGCAGCTCATGGACGAATACACCACCCTGGACGAGGAAACCAAGGTGCTGCTGCGCAAGGCTGTCTCCACTCTGAAGCAGGTTGAAGGATACAACTTCACCGAGGCCTTCCCCATGCGCGACCTGCACCGCCAGGAGGCCGTCATCGCCTTTATGAACGCCCTGCATAACGAGCCGACCCTCAGCCCCGTCACGCAAAAGAGCGTGATGGTCAATGCCATTACTCGAGTGAATGAGGTGGCAGCATGAGCATCATTCAGGAGGTTGCCGAGTGGGTTCATGCCCGAACCGATGGCGCCATCAGCGCAGAGGTGGCTGCGGCCTTCTCCCTCACGGTCAGCAAGGTCAGCATCGTGATGGGCCAGATACACAGGGAGGCCCGCTTCACCACCCGGGTTGAGCACTTTTGCATGATCGGGGAGAACGGCAGAGGACGGCACACTCGCCGCCTCTTCGTGGACCAGGTGAGGGATCCGCAATGGCACAAGACGCCGGTGATCGGCATCAACGAGGAGCAACAGATTGTGAGGTTCGACAGCATTGTCGAGGCGGAACGAACAGGCGGATTTGTGCGCGTCAGCATCACCCGTTGCCTGAACAACTCTCAGGCAACCCATGGTGGCTATCGCTGGACCGTCGCTACAAATGAACAGAATGGATAGGAGGAAGCATGCAAGAACAGATTGAGAAGATTGACCAGAGTGAGCTGATGATCATGTTGGGAAAAGGGCGCACAGCACTGTATCACTTGCGCATGAGGGATACCACCTTTCCCAAACCCATCGACCACCAGCCACTGCGCTGGATCAAGTCACACATCATGGCCTGGATTGACAGCCATAACCGGATCAGTGGCAACGCCTAG